TTGAACATAAACAGATGTCTTTCTTTGCGCAACATCTGAATTTTCACCAGAGGTTGAGTAAAAGATATACTCCAAGTGCGAACCTTCTCGATTAGTATAGTACCTGGCTACATAACCGCCATCAACAAGCTCTTTAATACATCTGCTAACCGTTGGTCGGCTAAGGGCTGTCCCTTTTTCAAAATCGGCGTATGTATATGTGTTATCACCAGATACAACCAAGAACATAAGAAGGATTTTTGCCCCAGAACTTAGTCGCTTATCTGTTATGATTGAAATCATTTTAACCCCTATTAACAACTATGTAGTGCCTTGGCTTTGCATTTCCATTGGAATCCTGAAAACCAGAACGTATCCTACGGATGTACCCAAGAGATTCAATCTTTGTCAAAAATTCGGATACTTTCGGCTGTGATTTCTCGCTCAACCCAAAAAGATGACACAAAGATTTTTGAGATGGGAAGAATACTTCATCGCCACCATCTGGGTTTAGACTCTTGAAGTAATCATACCTCCACCATAGTTTGACTAATCTTTGTAAATCTTGCGGAGAGAGACGATCATCAAAAAGCCACTGCGTCGGGATGGTAACATAGGCCCCATCTCTAATCCTTACAGTGTTATCGCCAATCTTTATCTCCACCACTATCTCCTATTTATTCCACAATAGATATAATTAGAGACTACACCACTAAACCAATACTGTCAACTCTAATTATTCCCGATTAGGAATATCTAATTATTCCCGAACAGGAATACAATACTAACTTATCATTTAAACTAACTTATGATCTTTAAAAACAATAAAACATAAGATCTAAAACAAGATCTTTTACTACAGAGTATAAATACTCTATATCATAGAGTCGGTGACTCGATGAGTTGGATTATCGTATGAAGAAAAGATGATGTCAAGTGTTGACATGAACTTTTTAACGTGTAGAATCTAGGGAATGTTAAAGGAGATTGTTATGTTTTCAAGTAAAGAAACAAAAATTATCGGTGAAATGGTCTGTGGTAAGCCACGACGTAAACCGGAGCAGACCGATGAAGAGAAGACCAAGTTGATGATGATACGTGAAGTTTATCATGAATGTGGTGAAGACCACAATGTGTGCGTGGTATTACCAGATGGTATACCAGTTGACAAGGTATTCGATAACTTCTATGCTTCAATAAAGTCGAGACTAGCTCGACGTAATGTGTGTGTAACATATGCAAAGGACTTGACTGTGGAACACATCGAGAACAACAATGTTGTGGTGGATCTAAGTGAAATCCATGTAACGCTCTAGAACGTCTTCTAAGGCGTTTTAATGGCGTGGTAGTACACTTGGGTTACCAACCCATATTAAATTAAATATAGGGCCTCCCAGAGGCTCTGAGAGGTATTGTGGAGGATTATTTTGGATATGAAGAGCATTACCCGTGATGACTCCATCTATAAAGGTGCTTATCTAGCTCTGAGAGACATCATGAAGTCTATGGAGAAAAAGTATGGTGTGAAACTGTACTTAGATAGCCGGGTAGACTGGGGAAAGACATGGATGGATGCTTCAGTTTACATTCATGGTGATAGGCATATCGTTAACCTAGTGTGCATGAAACTTATTGTGTGGCAGCATTACCAGAAAATAAGGGATGGAATTCTGTTCGCCTACCCCGCTGAGGATATGAAATGAAGAAAGATATTAGGAAACCTGTCAAGGAAAAGTTTGATACCTGTGCGTTTGTGTTCACAACGGAGATTTGTGTGATTAAAGATGCGCTACAGCGACTGCATGAACAGGAGGAAGACCCTGAAGCGGAACCACTGACAAAGGATCAGATCTATTGGATGGGTTGGTGGGAGCTTAACATGCCGGAGGTTGATCGTCGCGGATTAACACGGGTATTGACATGTGCTCAGGAAAATGCTGCACTGGGTCTGTATAAGAAAACTACGAAGAGGAAGAAAAAATGAGCAGACTTGCGAAACTAAACAGAAGAAAGAAAATGTTGAAAGAAAAGCAGAAAAACATCACGGCTACTTTCCAAGTATGCCGAGAGGCTATGAAGGCAAATCGGATAACACCTTCGCAGAGACAGTTGATCCGTGATATTCTTCGTCCTGTTCTCCACGACCTTGAAGGTGAAGTTCGTGATGTTACACTTCATATTCAAGAGGAACTTGTAAAAAGATATCAGGAGAATACATGATTGACCATGTTACGTCAGACACTCACTGGTGGCATACCAACATCCTTGGTTTCCCATCGTGTGATAAATTCCGTAAGAATCTGTACGGTCAAAAAGAAGACCGTGAAAGTCTGTATGCCATGAATGCAGGTATGATTGAAATCTGGAATAAGCACGTCAAACCAGATGATGTCGTAGCACACCTTGGTGACTTCGTGATCGCTTACGGTCGCTACGTTGAGCCACGCACTCGTGATATTCTGGAAAAGATCAACGGAAAGATCATTCTGGTTGGTGGTAACCATGACAACCGAGATACGAAACGTATCTTCCGTGAATTCGGTCATGAAGTTGTTGATTATAAAGAGATTAACTTCAGCACTGGAAAAGAGAAGGTGCATGTGTGTATGTCTCACTATCCGTTCGCATCGTGGAACAAAGCACACCACGGGTCAGTTATGTTGCACGGGCATAGCCACGGCTCCTATACAGCCCCCGGTGGACGTATTCTCGATGTAGGTTGGGATGTTCATGGTCGTCCTCTGACGATGCGTGAGGCCGTCCTGATGTGCCTCAAAAAACCAATCTACACTGCTGACCACGGAGAATAAGATGCATAACAAAGAACGAAATTTCATAGCACGTAACACGGCGAAGTCTTTCTTCGCTACTATTCACATTGCCGGGGATTATGCTCAGGCCGAGAATTTGTGTCGCCAGTGGGTTATGCAAGGTGCTTGTGTGCAGATTGCTCCATGTACCTATGTTTACACAGGTGGTGTCGAAGATGGTATGACTGTGCGGTTGATGCAGTATCCACGTTTCCAGAGAACTGAGATTGAAATCCTTGAGATGGCTCGGGAGTTGGGAACTTACCTCGCTCAAGAGCTTTGCCAGATCAGTTTCAGTATTGAAACACCTTACAATACCACTTATTACCAAGCTGAGGGGTACGATAAGCGCTCATGAAAATACACAACATAACCAAAGACAGAATTCATTTCATAATGGATTCAGGAGCTTATGGCTCGATCTCTAAGACTGATGCCATGAAATTTCTATATGCTTCAAATATTCCTCAGGCAAAGCTTGACTCCCGTTCAGGAGAGTGTATTATTGACTCTATTACGAATACACAAGAACTGTGGGAGATATATCATGAAGTTTAATGTTGACAATCTGGTCGCTAAAAATTTGGTAACCAAAAAGACTTACACCGAAGGCCCGTTCGCGGGTCTGTCTGTGCTGAAATATAAGAACAATGTGTTCTGGGATAACCTGTGGCATACTGACCCACGACTGCTTGAGTGCCGTGGCATGGTTGTTGATGCAGAGGACAACGTTGTTATCTGGCCTTTCACGAAGATTTTTAACCGCTTTGAGAATGGCACAGACTTACCTCTCGATCAGCAGGTTGTGTGCATTCGTAAAGTAAACGGTTTTATGGCGACGGCAGCTATTCATAACGGTAAGCTTCTTGTTTCAACAACAGGGACGCTTGACTCTGAATTCTCTAGTCTGGCACGGAAATATCTTGAAAAGATGAAACTAGATCTTGTTGCATTTCCAGAGGACTATACTTTCATCTTTGAAATTTGTGACAGTAGCGACCCTCACATTGTTGAGGAGGAAGAGGGTGCATATTTGATTGGTATGCGGGACTTAGCCTTAAATGGGGCAATGCTTGAAGAATATCGTCTTGATCGAATAGCTGAAGTAATCGGAGCAAAGCGTCCTGAATGGCATAATATGTTATTCAGCGACGTGATCAAGTGCTCCAAGGCTGTAACTCACGAAGGTTTTGTTATCCGCAATGTCGAAACAGATGACGAAAACAGCGAACTGCTTTTAAAAATCAAGTCTCCATACTACCTGGCTAAGAAATTCCTGATGCGCGGGGGTGATAATAAGTGGGATATGATCTGGGATAACCCGAAAGAGGCCAAGAAGCGTATTGACGAAGAGTATTACGAGTTGCTAGACCATATTCGTGAGTATTACTCTAAAGATGTTTGGTCCGCGATGGATTCTCAAAAACGACGTCAGGTTGTTGAAGATTACTTCGCTATCGAAGACATGTTTGATCGTGGTAGTCGTTTTTATGTTGGGGTTCCAAAATGATTATCTGGCTTGATGACCTGAGAGATCCAAAAGACTACGGGTATCCTGATGCCTTGTGGTTCAAGACCTCTCAGAAATTTATGGACTTTCTGGACAACAGGTCAAAGTTCTATCGTTATGTCACAGAGTGGCATTTCGATAATGACCTTGGGGAAGGGTCAGAAATGGAGGGCTATGACTGCCTGTTGGCCTTGGAAGAGAAGCTTGTGTATGGAAAACTTCCTGTGCATGATGCTAAACTCTATGTCCATACGTCTAACCCTTCTGCGGCACAAAAGTTCATGCTTGCAAAAGAGAGCTTCTCGAAGTATCGTATCACGATCTTAAGAAACAATTACTGAGGAGAAGAGATGGAAAAGACTCTGATTATCTTACGCGGCGTGTCTGGTGCTGGTAAGTCTACAGTTGCTGAAACAATCGCGGGTAAAGCATGGCCTGTATTTGAGGCCGATAAATACCATTATCGGGACGGGGTTTACGACTGGAAGCCTGAAAACATGGCTGTTGCTCATAAGTGGTGTCAAGAACAGGTACGTGAGGCTATGGTGTGCCGTATTGCAAAAATTATCGTATCCAACACTTCGACAACAGAGAAGGAACTAAAACCCTACATTGCCCTTGCTGATGAGCACGGATACCAAGTTATTAGCTTGGTGGTCGAGAATAGGCATGGTAATGATTCTATTCACAATGTTCCGCAGGAAACTCGTGATGCTCAAGAGCTTCGTCTGCGTAACTCATTGAAATTACAGTAAGGAAAGATATGTATAAAGGAAATAACCTACGGGAATCGTTCGAAAATTGGTGGGACTCTCTTAGCGATCCTTGGTCAACACCAGAAGCAAAATCTGCTGCATGGGAAGCCTGGAAGTTTTCAAATTTACGAGTTCTTAATAAAATTCGTTATATGAAAGGTATTACCGAGCGGTGCAATGGTTATAATGAGGCTATGAATGAGATAAATAATGTTATAGGGGAAAATCCATGAGACGTCTTATCGTTATAAGTGGTGCTGGCTTCTCTGCGGAGAGTGGTGTACGTACATTCCGCACAGATACTGAATCTGGTAAAGCCCTGTGGGATGAATACGACCTTGAGGAGGTTTGTAACATACACGCCTTCCGTGGTAACTTCTACCATAAAACGCACATGTTTTATAACAAGCGTCGTGCAGAGTTACCAACGGTACATCCGAATGCGGCGCATCTTCGCGTGGCTGAGTGGTACAGACGTTATCCTGGGCAGGTTGTTAACATGACAACTAACGTTGATGACCTTCTGGAACGTGCGGGTGTCCCTAAAGAAGATACTCTTTACATCCACGGGTATCTGAAAGAAATTCGATACAAGCTCCATGAAGATTCTGAAGAGCAGTTGGTTGACATTGGTTACGATGAGGTAGACCCCGACCAATTTCATTGGTGTAAACCAAACGTAGTTTTCTTTGGTGAGAATGCTCCGGCCTATGGCCCTATGAATGATACCTTGGAGTCATTGACAAATCAGGATCTTGTAATTGTTGTAGGCTGTTCAAATACAGTTATTAACTTCAACTGGGAGTTGTTCCCTGCGGTTATGCGGGGGACCAAAGTTGTTGTTGTTAATCCTGCTATTAGGTATGATGAACAAATGATGTATGAGAATGCGGGTGTTCTTGTATATCGTACCGGAGCTGTTGATGCCTTTAATAATCCCGGCCTTATCAAGATAGTTGAGAATCACCTTGAAGGTAAGACACCATTGCAAAGCAAGGAGAAATAATGCAACAAGTAAACAGTACACTGTACGCCCTTAATAAAGATGGTTCTTTCCAGTGTTGGAAGGTGTTTATTGCTGGTAATCAGGTAGTTGTAGAGTTTGGCAAGGTTGGTGGTAAGAAGCAACAAAAGGTTACCACCTGTGAACCGAAGAACGTTGGACGTTCTAACGAAACCACCGCAGAACAGCAGGCATTGGCTGAGGCGGTTTCCAAATGGGAGAAACAGGTTCGCCTTGGATATCGTGACGATACAAGTAAGCTTGAGCAGGAAGAGAACTTCTCCCCAATGCTGGCCCATGATGCAACTAAACGTTCAAAATCAATAGTTTATCCTGCATACGTGCAACCTAAGCTCGATGGTGTACGTGCTCTGGTTACTCTTGATGCAGATGGCTTCCCACAATTCAATAGCCGTGGTAACAAACTGTATCCTGTACCGCTTGATTCTGAGTTGTCTGAACAGGTTAAATCCCTTTCTGAGCATTCAGGGTTTGACAAATTCGATGGGGAGCTGTACATTCATGGCCTGAGTCTGCAAAAGATTGTCGCTCTTGCTAAGAAGTGGCGTACACCAGAGCAGATTCAAGAAGAGATTGAAAAGGATTATCAGTCAGACCTGAAGCGTCATCAGAAAGCTGTTGACAACGGAGAAGAAAGCTGGAAAGATCATGATGGTGAGGTTTATTCCGTCGCAATTGAACCCGTTAAAGATGTTGATCGTTATGGTGGTTATTCAAGCCTTGATCTTGAATATCATATCTTCGATATCCCTGTAAACGCAGGACGCCCGTGGCACGATCCAGATGAACCAGAACAGTGTCGCCTTGCAGATCTGTACACTGTGCAGGAAGCTGTTGAGTGTGAACTGGACATCCCTCTGGTAAAAACTCTTACTGGCGAGTTTGTGAACAACGAGCTTCTGGTCAAGAGTTTTATTGGACATTACATGCAGAGTGGTTTCGAGGGTATTATCATTCGAAACTACAAAGGCCTGTATGAATTTGGACAGCGTTCATCAGACCTTCTAAAATGGAAATTGTTCCAAGATGGTGAGGCTAAAGTCCTTGATTCTGTGGAAGATAAGAACGGTGAGGGTGTCCTTCTTTGTGAAGAGAAAGATGGTACACGTTTCAACTGTAAAATGAAGGGAACCCACGCAGAGCGATCTCAGGAAAGAATGCTCCTGCTGGTGGATAAGTTTATTAACTTCACGTTCCAGGCTAGAACTGATGATGGTGTTCCTCAGTTCCCTGTGGGCCAAAGCGTTCGTGAACTCGATACATTAACATGGGAGCCTGTATACTAATGGGATTTTATCGTAAAAAACCTGTAGAGGTTGAAGCACATAAGTTTGACGGGTCGTCAACCAGCGCAGGGCAGATCCATAATTGGATGGAAACTGGTGTGTGGAAGGATTCCGAAATCCACACGCGTGATTGTGGTCGTACTGTAGAGATAAAAACCCCAGAGGGTGTGGTTGTAGCCTCTGCTGGGGATTATGTAATTAAAGGGGTGGCTGGAGAATTCTATCCTTGCAAATCAGAAATTTTCCATGCAACATATGACCCGCTGGAAGACACTGATCGGGAACCTGGGAACTACCCAGCTAAAGCAATCCGTAAGGGTGATGAGATCATGTTTTGCGGAAAGGTTTATCCCGTAACGAATACTGGTGCGATGGGGGAGGATGTTATCCTGACTCTCGGTGATGGTTCCCAAATCCCTGTGCGCCCTGATACTCAAATTATCGTAACAAAGGCACAGTAAAATGATCTGGTATTGGCTAGCGCTACTAGGCGCATCATTTGTAACAGGAGGCGGCATTTATGCCGCTTACAGATTCCGAAAAGATAAGCTGGATGATTTCTTTGACTGGGTTGCTGGAAAGGTTAAACGTCTGCTGATCATCTGGGTATTTGTTATGGGCCTTGTTACGCTGGCCCTTACTGTCCCATTATGGCATACTATGACTTGTCAGTTCGACGGCTGGGCCGCGAATACAGAGACCAGTTATTCATGGTACAAATCAACCTGCCTGTATAAAAGCAAGACAGGGGCATGGCTACCTTTAGGTATCAGTCGTGATCAACCGCAAGGAGATGGTGATGCATCAAATTAAAGAAAATACTGTAGATTTTGAAGCGCATATCTACGATTCTGCGATGAACGACAACTATAGATGGTCAATTCGTCCAGATCCTGATCTGCCAGGTTCAGTTAACCTTTCTTACAATGAGTTAGCTCATTATGACAACCGTTCTCGCCAAGGCTATGAGCAGCGGGGTATGGTAGGTTTCGATAAAGAAACTTGGGAAAAAATTAAATACGCCATCGATGGTGTTTTTGAAAAAACAATTTAGGAGACTTAATGAAAGAAGCTTATGATACTCTGAATGCTATGCTGCGCCCAACCTCTCTTGTTAAGTATGCGAAACATGTTGTAGATTGGAATTCTATCGCAGCCTCTGCAAAGGGTGAATTTACCCCATTGGAAAAGCAGTGGGAGTTTGTAGGAGAGGAGTTACAAGAAACCGTTACAGCATTAATCGAAAATGACCGTAAGGAGGTTGTTGATGGAGCGTGTGACTTGTTTGTTGTGGCGTCGTATGCGTATTGGTTAAGTATGAGTAATAACTATTCGCTATCCTTAACCTATAATCCTGATCTTAAGTTTTCTCCTGGTAAAGCTTTTGATGCTTTTGCGAATGAAGATTATGAAGAAATGCTCAAACTGAGCACGGCTCTTCTGTTTAGTCTTGATATGCAATTGGATAAGAACATGAGTAGCGTTCTGGAGTCTAACGATTCTAAATACCCGACTGTGACCGAAGTCATGTCTTTGCATAAAGGTCTTGAATTGGCAGATTCACTTGAGGCAGAATGTGCTTGTATTGAGGAGCGTAACAATGGTCGTTATGAAGGTGTTCACTTCAGTATTGTTAAAGGTGTTTTGGGCCAAGAAGACCGCGTGGTATTCTTCGACAAAGGCGGTAAAATCATGAAGCCAGGGACTTTCAAAAAACCAAACATTATTGTTTGACAATCGTATCGGGGTCTGTATAATGACCCCATCAAGACAAAAGGAGAAAGAAGTGGAAGAAAATATTGATTATTCTGAAATTGTTGCCTTGGCTAAACGCCTTAAAATGACCATCATGAATCGCGGGGCATCTTCCCGTCATGTTATCCGCTTCACGATGAAGCGTCGTTGGGGCGGCGTAAAGAAATACGCTTATGAATGCACACTCGGCACACTGGTATCTCATGTCAACCAGATCGAGAGAATGGGCGGAAAAATTGTCGGCATTGACAATTGAAGCTTGACAAATAAAACTGAACGGTTATACTGACCACACTAAACCAAACAAAGGAGCAATATATGCCACGTATGCCAAAAATCAAAATCGAACTGATCACCTCTCTTCCGTCTGATCCGGTTCAGCGTAAACGCCTAAAAGATAGCGTAACTGAAGTGGTTGATCTCCAGCGTCAAATCGCTGATCTGAAAGACCAGATCAAAGATATTCGCTCTGTGGAGAAAGAAACGCATAATATCTCTCCAAAATTCTTCAATAGCCTGGTGAAGCGCGAGTATGATGTTCGCTTCGAAGCCGAAAAGAAAACTGCTGCATTAGAGGCAGAAAAAGAAGTCTTCACCGAGGCAGATATTCTGTTTGGTCGTGGAACCCCAAATGTTGCACAGACTGAAGCAGATGATGGTACTGAGGACACTGAATAATGAAATACTACCTGAATGGTGTTGGCCTGTTTGTCTTCATCTGCGTCGTATTCGGGTTTGGTGTTCCAACTCTGGTTTCTGCCAAAGATACAATCAGTGTTATTGGCGGGTTTGCCTTAGTCTTCACTGCCCCGGTTGTCGTATGGTACTGGTTGCGTAAGGTCTTCATTCCGAAGACAAGCGCTGAAGGAGATCGATAATGTTGCTAAATCTGAAGGCGGCAACTTGGGAAAAGTTGCAGCACTTGGCAAAGTCCAAAGGTAAGTCTGCGGCATCTTATGTTGCAAAAATCGTAGATGACCACGTTGATGAAAACGTAAAGACTGAGTATAAAATCAAAGAGGAGAAACAAACTAATGCTTAAGAATATCAAACGCGTAGTATTTGCTGGCCTGATCGCCCTGAGTGCAATTGGTCTGACTGGTTGTGAACGTGCAACTGTTCCGGCGGGTTATGTGGGTGTTAAGGTTGACCTGTATGGTGATGAGAAAGGCGTTCAGCAGCAAGAAGTGGGCGTTGGTAAGTATTGGTTAACCTGGAACGAAGAGATCTATCAGTTCCCGACGTTCAACCAGTTGAACAACTACGAACAACCGTTTAACTTCCAGACCAAAGATTCTATGACGGTTACTGCGAAGATCGGTGTTGAGTATTACGTTGACCGATCTAAGGTTACCAAGATCTTCCAGACCTACCGTAAAGGCGTCCAGGAGATTACCGATGTCAACATTCGTCAGAATATCTCTGATGCGTTGATCAAGGAAGCGGGTACGATGGATATTGGTACGCTGGCTGGTGATGGTAAATCTCAGCTTCTGGACCGAGTGACCAAGACTCTTAAGCAGAAACTTGACCCGGTAGGTATCGTTATTGTGAAACTGTCTTACACTGATGACCTTGGTTATCCTCCTCAGGTAACTGCGTCCATCAACGCTAAGATCGAAGCGACTCAGAAAGCGCTGCTGCGTGAAAACGAAATCCAGCAGACTAAAGCTGAAGCTCAGAAACAAATTGAAGCAGCTCGCGGTGAAGCAGAATCCCAGCGACTGCAAGCTCAGGGCCAGGCAGATGCTAAAGTAGCTCTGGCAAAAGGTGAAGCAGAATCCATCCAACTGCGTGGTGATGCTCTCCGTAAGAACCCTGAAATCATGCAACTGGAAGCGATCAACAAGTGGGACGGTAAAACCCCGACCATTATGGGTAGCAACGGTGCAGTACCTTTCGTAAATCTGCCAGCAGGTAAGTAAAGGTTGACAAAAGGCCCGGTGATTAGTATCATCGGGTCTCAACTTAATAAAGGAGCCTCATGATGAGTATTCGCAGCTATCTTTTTGGAGTTCTCACAGGTGTGGTTGTGATGTGTCTCTTATTAATCTCTTCCCCAGCATTTGCCACAGTCAACACACTTTCTTTGGTGGATGAATACACCGATGGAAGCTCTAAAGTATGCATCTACAGCGACGGTAATCGCACAGAATCTGTTCTGAAAGAAGGTGCTGGTTCTTGTCCAAGTAAGAAAACATTTCATTGAGGCAATGATGCGAGTAACTGATAAATACGTCTTCTTCTTCACATACCGAGATATGTTCAGTAATCACTACCGCCAGGTTATTCCTATTCGTTGTGGTGGTTACGAGTTTTTCACTGTAGAACATTACATGATGTTCCAGAAGGCAATGCTCTTCGATGACAAAGAAATTGCTTCCCGCATCGCTACGGTTGATAACCCGAATGAGGCCAAAGCTCTTGGTCGTCAGGTAAAAGGTTTCGACAACAGCGTCTGGGAAGAGAATAGAATGGATATTGTGACTTCAGGCCTTGTATTGAAAATGAAGGCCAACAGATCTGTTCTCGAAGCGGCTCTTGGGCATCGAGATGCGGGGCGTAAGTTTGTGGAAGCCTCCCCTTATGATGCCATCTGGGGTGTTAAATTAAACGAATATGACACACGTATCGATGACCCAACCAACTGGCGTGGTTTGAATCTTCTCGGTGAGTGCTGGGAACGAGCTATTGATATTGTTGTTGCTGCAACGTGGAGGTGATTTGAAATTAGAGATTGAACTAGTTCCAAAGACCGCGTGGTTTACTAATCTCCGATCTCGTCTCCCCAAAGCCCAGTGGGATGTTGTCAGAAAGAAGTGTTATGCGAAGGCCAATTATCGATGTGAAATCTGCGGGGGTAAAGGAACAAAACACCCTGTTGAATGCCATGAGAAGTGGAATTTCGGAGACGGTAAGATAACTCTGATAGGTCTAATCGCGCTATGTCCTTCCTGTCATGAAGTCAAGCATATTGGTTTGGCAGGGATCCGTGGGCGTGGTGAAATTGCCCTTCGTCACTTTATGAGAGTGAATGAAGTTAGTCGCCCTGTGGCAGAGAAATATGTTAAGGAAGCGTTTGATTTGTATCATGAACGAAGCAAGCGCGAAAAGTGGGAATTGGATGTCCGGTATTTGGACGAGTATTTAGATGATTGACCATTGGAAGCGTTATTTTGATTACAATCCCTCAACTGGCGAACTTTTGTGGAAAATCAGGTCTGGAAAAAGATCTAAAATTGGATCTCCAGCAGGTTACAAAACCAAGAAAGGGTACATCTCAGTTTCTGCCAATGGCATAAAGGACCTGGCACACAGGGTGGCCTGGATGATCCATAAAGGAGAAATACCTGCCGGATTTGAAATAGACCACGTAAATCATGTGCGGTGGGACAACAGATTTGAGAATCTACGTTTGGTAACCAAAAAGGACAATTGTAAAAACAAATCCAAGATGAAAAACAACCTATCAGGCGTTTCTGGTGTGCATTATCATAAAAGGGACGACTGTTGGG